GTTAACTCACAACATTGTCGGTATGAGGCTATTGATTGTCAACACGTTAGTCGTGGCAAAATGGACAATCTTAAAATCTATAAAGCACTAATAGAGTTAGACTTGGACTACGATCAGTGCATCTTAGAATTTGGAACACCAGCACCAACAGCAGAAAAAGACACAGACTTTCCAGCATGGATTCACATAAGTTGGAAAGTTACAGACAATAGACGACAGACTCTAGTAGCTTACAAAGACGAAAACAATAAGACTAAGTATAGAAGTTTAATAAAATATAAATCAATATAATGCTACAAGGAATCTTTAAATCACTAATTGGAAACGCCTCAGAAGTTATTGACGAGGTAGTGACAACTAAAGAGGAGAAGCTGACTTTAAAAAATAAGATGCGTGAAATATTAGCTAACGCTGAATCTAACGCACAATTGCAAGTGACAAGGCGTTGGGAGGCTGACGCTAAAGCTGGTTGGTTGCCAGCAAATATACGTCCACTAACATTAATTTTTTTAACTTTTGTGTTTGTGGTTATATCAGTGTTTGACGGAAACATTGGCGAGTTTAAAATCTCGTCAGCATATCTCCCAATTTATCAAACGCTTTTATTGTGTTGTTATTCAGCTTATTTTGCTGGGAGATCATTTGAAAAAATTAAAAGAAAATAAAAGATAAAAAAACATATCGTCTAAGGCTAACCAAGTCAGAACACGACAAGGTTAAACAATCAAGACAAAAAGAAAATGAGATAATTTTAGTTATCTCTGATTTGCATATTCCATACCACCACCAAGACTCAATTCGTTTTTTAAAAGCTATAAAAGAATACTACAAGCCAACGTTAGTTTGGAACGTGGGAGATGAAGCTGACTTTCATGGACTTTCATATCATGAGAAGGAACAAGAGCTAGACACACAACACAACGAAACTCTTAAAGCTCGTGAGGTTTTTAAAGAGCTAGAAGACATATTTCCAGAAATGACACTTGTCCACTCTAATCATGGCTCTATGCTTTACAGACGCTCTAAGACGCACGGAATACCAAACTATATGTTGAAAGACTATAACGAAGTTATTGGCGTAGGGAAAGGCTGGAAATGGTACGCAGACTATAAGCACACAATGAACAATGGACAGACAGTATTTATGACACATGGAATGAAAAAGAACGGCTTAGCTTTAGCTAAAGAGATGGGAATGTGCGTTTTGCAAGGACACTATCACACTTGTTTTGAAATTGGTTACACTAGCAATCCCATGAATTTAAATTGGAGCATGATGGTAGGTTGTTTAATAGACGATAATTCCAGAGCCTATGCCTATAATAAAGTAAATAGTGCTAGAGTGATCTTAGGTTGTGGAATAATAATAAACGGACAACCAAAGCTATTGCCTATGGTACTAGAAAAGGGAGGACGTTGGAATCGTAAAATAAATTAATATATTTGTAATATGAATATTTATAAAGAGAAACTAAAACTCGGTGCATATTATACTTATGACAAAAACAATAACAAAGTTTATGACATAAAAACTATGCGAGAAGACTTTAAAGTTTTAGTAAAGAATTTAAAGAAAAAATAAAAGAGGGTATATATATTCTTTTGGCTATGCAATTAGTCGATAACGAACTACTTGCGTAAACTTCCTGTCTCCATTATCTTTGAACCATCTAGTAGGCACATCAGTAAAATCAGATACAATGTTATATCCTTTTTTTCTAAGTAAAAATATAGTTGAAGACAATCTCGTATTTCCTAAGTCTCGAAAAGCATCTAATGTTGTTATGCTTCCAAATTCATTTAAATAGTCTAGTGTTCTAGTTAAGTGTGTTGATTTCATAATATTGATATTCTTTTAAGGTTATTATATTTTTCTTTTTCAAAATGATCTCTATATTTAAAATAGGTTTCGTCTTCAAATAAAGTATCTATAAAGGCTTCTAATTGTTTTTCTGTGCCTTTAAAATGGATAGCTCCTTTCTTCCACTCTACGTCGCCAATTTGTTTTAAAGATATTGGACTAGCTACTCTTGAGTTGTAATAGCCGTCGCCAGTTATAATATATTCTTTTATCATAATTATTTATTTAAATGCTCTCCTTTATCTATTGCTTCTCTTTGCATATCTTGTAACTCGTTTTCAGTATAAAGAATTTTGCCATCTTTTTGAACATACAAGTCGTGTTTAGTAGTAAACTCAACGTCTTCCATTTCTTTTTTTAAGCTAATCATTGATTTAACCTTGTCTTTCATTTCCTTAACTAAATCTTGATAAAAATTGACTTCATCTGTACTAGAAGAACCATTTAATCTATTTATGTATATCTCTATCATTTCGTTTTCTTCTTTGATGTAATTATCTATTAATACCATAGAGGTTGCTAATTGTGTTACATTTAGTTTAATTTGTTTATATATTGTAGTCATAATTTATAATTTAAATTTAATACTTGTTTTAATTGTATGACACAAATATATGTAAAAAAATCTTTACTTTTTATAAACGTTTATATTAATTTATTAACAGCACCATTGTTAATAACTATTGTCTTTATTTTTATTTTGTGTTAAAATAATGATTATAATTGTGAAATAATTTAAAAACTTATTACATGAATAGTAAACAACAACGCAAGCAAGTTATAAGAATAGCTATGTCTGCAATAGAAATTAACAAGAGAACTTTAGCCAATAGACTTGGCTGGAGCTATCCAACAACATTAAAAAGACTTAAAGAGCCAGACACCATGCGTGTTAATGAGCTTGAGCAACTTTGTGAATTAATTAATTTAGATGTTGTTAAATTTATAAAACCATTTTAATTATGAAAGAAACACGAAAAGAATTATTAAATAGATTATTTTTAGAAAACAATCTAGCTCCAGAAGACGTATTCTCACATCAGCACTATAAAATCATTACTAGAGCTGGTATTGAGAAAATAATGGCTAACAAAAATATTAGAATACAATATAGTGTTATAAAGTGTGAGCCTAATTTTGCTGTTGTAAAAGCACAAGCACAGCTAAATGAGAATAATGAGTACACAATAATAGAGACTTTTGGTAGTGCTTTAAAAGGAACTAGCTATCAAGATGGAAACACAAACACTTGGTATGTAATGGAAATGGCGGAGAAGCGTTGCATGAGCAGAGCTGTCCTTAAATTAGCTGGACTTTATTCATTAGGTTGCTTTGGCGAGGACGAGTCAGAATCATTTAAAAGAAATAATAACCAATAAAATTAATTAATATGTATAGTATAAGAGGAAAAATAATAGACATAAAGTCTGAAATGATTACACTTAAAAGTGGAGATCAAGCTGAAAAAATGCACATCACAATAGAAGATGACACAGACTTTGAAAACAAATATCATTTTGAAATATTTGGCAAAGCATCAATAGATGTTAGAAGAAAAAGTATAAAGGTTGATAAATTTGCTCAAATTGATTTCTATATTAGATGTAATCAATGGAAAGATAAATTCTTCACAACTTTAATGATTAAAGATATTAGAGTTGAAGACGACATAAATTATCAAATCACAGAAAACACACCATTTTAGTTAACTCCGATAGTGTCTATGTTATTACTTGTTTTATATGTTATACTTTTCTGTTAGCATAGGCACTATCATTATTTACACAATATGAAAAAAACATACTTTAATCACGATTCTTCGGCACGTTTAGATATTAGAATCATAAAATTGCGTAGTAAACTTGGCTATGCTGGATATGGTTTGTTTTGGGCGGTATTAGAATTGTTATTCACAGAAGAAAATAAAATATGCACTAGCCAGTATGACATTTTAGCTTATGGCTTACAATGTGATACAGCTATGTTAAAACAAGTTATAGAAGACTTTGACTTATTTGTCATTGAGGACGGCTGTTTTTATTCTAGGCGTTTAAATAAACACATAGAAGAAATAAATTTAAAGTCAAAAAAAGCAAAAGAAAGCGTTAGCAAAAGGTGGAATAATACGAACGTAAAACAAACGTATAACGATAGTTCTACCAGTAAAGTAAACAAGAGTATTAATAAAGTACATAAAAGTATAGAAAAAAGAATAGTGGAATTTAAAAATTCCATAAACCAAATAGAGAATATTAGTGATAGTGATAAAAACGACTTCTATTTATTTTGGACTGAAAAGAATAAGTCTGGAACTAAATTTAGAGCTGAAATGGAAAAGACATTTGATATAGGTAGAAGGTTGAAAAGGTGGGTTAATAATGGCTTTAATAAGCAAAAGAATAGGTTTCCAGATCATTACGATAGTTTATTAATGAAAAGACTAGACGTGTCAGCACAGAAAGAATATGAACAGCACTTAAAGAATCTTGGATATGTAACAGTATACAATCCTAATGCTGGTGCTAAATGGGTTAAGAAATAATGGAAATAATAAAACATTTATTAGGTTTATGTGGAGAGCCACATTTAAACATTATTACACTATTATTTTCTACGCCTTTTATTAGTTATATAATATATAAATTTTATAGATGAAAGAATACGAACTACAAAAAGCTGTTTGCAAATATTTAGATTTGCAAGGTTATTTATATTGCGGAAGCATGGGAGGTAATTATCAGCCACACGTTTCTGTTAGAATGAGAGCCAAGAAATCTGGCTACAAGCGTGGTTTTCCAGATTTATTTATTTATGAGCCTATTGGTAAATTTCATGGCTTAGCAATAGAATTAAAGGTTGGAAAGAATAGAGCTACTAAAGAGCAATTAAAATGGCGTGACGAGCTAAATAAGCGTGGTTACGTTGCTGAGATATGTCATGGCTTAGATAATGCTATTAGTGTAATAGAAACATATTTAGGAGGATTTATAGAATGAAAAGAAAGCCGACATTTTTTAATAGTAGAAACGAAAGATTGTTCTGGGACTATACAGATACTAACAACTGGTTGTTCACAATAAACTACAAACAAGGGGAAATACATAGAGAACAAAATTATATATTGCGTTATCTAAAAAAAGACAATATAAATTTGTCTTATATATATAAAAAAATACACGAGAGGTTTGATGTTGTTGAAATTGAGGCAAATAAGATGTCTAAAATAGAATACGATTTGCTAAAAAACATAGGAACGCCAACGATTTATAATTGTGTCAAAATTAAACCAATATTTAGAAAAGAACTATCGGAAGCTAAAACAAGTGTCCGACAAGATTACGAGTTGCAAGAAATATGATAGCGACGATTTATTGCATGATACAATTGTTGCGTTATATGACAGCGACAAAGAAAAAATAGAAAAGCTAATAGACAAAAAGGAGCTTATATTTTGGATAGCTAGAATTATGGTAAATCAATACCATAGCAAGACATCTCCTTTTTATAAAAAATATAGAAAATATTATAAAATAATGGACGAGAGATTTGTTTTAGGAACGTGGCAAGATCAATACATAAACAATACGCCAGACAGACTTCATCGGATAATTGAAGAAGACGGCGTAAAGTTAAAAAAACAAATGGAGAAAGACATAGAGAGAATAAACAAAAGGCTAAAAGAGATACACTGGTTTGATTCAGAGTGCTTTCGAATATACACAATGACTGGTATGTCACTCAATCAATTTAGTAAGCAATGTGGCATCAATAGGAACACTCTCTATAAGTCAATAGTAAAAGTAAAAAAGATTCTAAAAAATGAAATTTAACGAAGACTTTATAGCCAACGTTGTTGTTGGAATTACAACATTAATATTACTAACACTTTTAATCTTTGCAATATGGTAAAAAAATCAAGAGGACTAGGCGATGACATAAAAGCCTTTACAGACAAAACTGGAATATCTAAAGCTGTCAAAACTATTTTTGGAGAGGATTGTGGCTGTGATGAGAGACAATCCAAGCTCAACGCTATGTTTCCACACTTTAAAAATATAAGAGCTTTTACTAAAGACGAGAAGAAAGTCTACGAAACAATTATTCCAGAAGTAGAAAAAGTACAAAGAGTCAATAGAGAAAACCAAGTTGTTCTTGGCACACTATATAGAGCGGTATTTGGAACAAATGCCAAGTGGAGTAGTTGTGGCTCTTGCAATAGAAAGACACTTGATAATTTAAAAAGAGTTTACGAAAAAAGTTGCGAAGTATGAAAAAAGAAGAACAAATATTTAGATTCTGTATAAGCTGTACTAGAGTTAGTTTAATTAAAAAAGGCAAATGCTTCTTTTGCGATGGCGATTTTATATTGTCTTTGCCTAGTGATGATTTACATAAAATGCCAAAGAGAGTTGAAAAAGCATACTAAAATATATATGGACTTCTTTGACTATGTGTTAGACGACACAATTATTTGCGAGATGATGTGTGGTGCTAAAGCTACTGATATTCATCATTTAGAAAGGCGTGGAATGGGAGCTGGCAAAAATAGTCAGCGAAATTACATTGAAAACTTAATGGCTTTGTGTCGTGAGTGTCATATAAAAGCTGAAAAAGATTCGATGTTTAATATGTTTTGTCGCATAAAACATCTTGAGAATGTGTGCCATCAAGTATATGCTAAAATAGAATATCAAAAAATATATGAAAATAGCAAGAATTACAAGTGGATAAAAAATCAATGACATAAAAAAATATATGAAAATAAAAGACATAGAACTAAGTAAGTTAAAGCCAGCGGAATACAATCCTAGACAGATAACTAAAAAACAAGTTAAAGACTTAAAAGAGTCAATAGAAAAGTTTGGAATTGTTGATCCCTTAATAATAAATTCTGACAACACAATAATTGGAGGACATCAAAGATTTGCTATATTAAATGAAGCATCTAAAAAAGTAGATTGGGAATATCCTCCAAAAGTGCCTTGTGTAATATTAGATTTATCAAAAGAACAAGAAAGAGAGCTTAATATAAGGCTAAACAAAAGTGGCGGAGAATGGGATTTCGATTTATTAAGTAACTTTGAAATAGAAGAACTAAAAGACTGGGGATTTAAAGAAATAGAGCTAGGACTAAATATAGACAAAATAGAAGAAAAGAAGGACAATAACCATATAGTATCAATAAAGACTAAAGATGTCTTAGAAGCAAAGAAAATACACTTAGAATTGAAAGAGCAAGGCTATAACGTAACATTAAAAATAACGGAATAAAAACGGAAAGATGAAGCTAAAAGAACAAACATATATATTTAGTAGAAGTTTAGGAGTTGACAAAGATGGTTGTGAATGGTTAGAACAGAATATAGACACATACAAAGGAATGATGAAAAGAAAAGAAATGAGAAAAAAATATCCGTTAAATGTATTTAAAATTACGCCATTATATTATGAAGGCGAAACATATAAGCAAGATCCCTTGAACACTAAACAATTAAAACTAATATGAATAAATTTCCAAACGAAGCAACAAGATTTAGTTCTGAGAATCAGCCAGAAAAACGTGGACGTCCTAAAGGAAGAAGAAATGTAGCTACTGTATTAAAAGAATTACTAGCAACACAAGATACTAACATGGGAGGAGCTGGAGACTTTGGCTCGCCAATAGCAAAGATGTTAATACAAATTGCGTTCCACAAAGATTCAAATAACAACGAAAAGCTAAAAGCAATAAAAGAAATATTAGACAGAATAGAAGGATTGCCAGATCAAAATGTCAATGTGAGTGCAAGTCCTCCGTCTTGGATAAATGATGAAGAAGAAACAAGCTAAGCCATATTATGATGTAAAAAGCTCAACTAAAAGAATATGCGTTCTACAAGGCGGAACAAGAAGCGGAAAGACGTATTCTATATTGTTAGCACTAATAGAGTTTGCGTATAAGAACAAAGGCAAAGGACTATACATAACAATAGCTAGACAGACATTTCCAAGTTTAAGAGCAACAGCTATGCGTGATTTCTTTGACATTCTTAAAAACGAAAATCTATATAATGAACGAAACCATAATAAGTCTAATCACATTTATTTGCTTTATGGTAACTATTTCGAATTTATAAGCACTGATTCTGAAATCAAAATCAGAGGAAGACAAAGAGAAGTCCTTTTTTTAAATGAGTGCAACGAGTTCTCAATGGACACATTTCTTCAATTATCGCTTAGAACAAAGTTTAAAATTATAATAGACTTTAATCCAAGTGACGAATATCATTGGCTATACACACAAATAATAGACTCAGACAGAGAGGACGTAGACTTCTTTGTGTCTACTTATAAAGACAATCCATTCTTAGACGAAGAAACAGTTAAGGAGATTGAGAGATTAAAAGAAGTGGATGATAATTTATGGCGGGTTTTTGGCGAAGGGCAACGTGGGGTGGCTACTGAAACCATTTTCCCGTCATTTAATATAGTGGACAAAGTGCCAGACAATGCAAATCTAGTTTCTTATGGCTTAGACTTCGGCTATTCAGCTGATCCGACAACATTGGTGTCAGTACACAAACACGACTTAGACTTGTATGTAGACGAGCTTATATATCAAAAAGGACTAACAAATCAAGATATTGGAAACAAGATAAAAGACTTGCAAATACAAAGAGGAGCAGAATGTTTTGCCGACTCCAGCGAGCCTAAGAGTATTGAAGAAATCTATCGAATGAATACTGGCATAAATATAAAGCCAGCACGAAAGGGAGCAGACTCTATAAGAATAGGCATAGACGTTATGAAAAGACACAAGCTAAATATTACTAAAAGAAGTGTCAATGCTATAAAAGAATTTAGGAACTACAAATGGATTAAAGACAAGAACAACGAAATCACTAACAAGCCAATAGACGCTTTTAATCACGCTATAGATGCTGTTAGATATGTATGTTTGAATAAGCTCATGGTGTCTTATTCTGGCAAGTATTATATAAGCTAAGACAAAAAACTAACTTTTATATTTATAAAAAATGAAACAGATAAAACTAAAAGTTCCAACGAATTGGAACGACATAACTATCGAGCAATACCAAAAATTCATGGTTTTAGTAGATAGTAAAAAGAAGGAAAAGCAAAAGATGTTTGAAATGATAATGTTGTTTTGCAATGTAAAGAAAGAGGATTTGAGAGCGTTTGCGTTAGCTGATTTAGAAAAGGTTAGCTCTATACTAATGAAACTAACAAAAGACGATCCCTCAAAAATAGAAGTTAAAAGACATTTAGACTTCAATGGCACTACTTATTCTCTTATGCCTAAGATGTCAGAAATGACAACTGGAGAGTTTGTAGATTTAGAGAATTATGTTTTAGATGCTGTTGAAAATTTACACAAAATAATGGCTGTATTGTATAGAAAACAAACAGCCGAAGTAGATAGATGGGGAAGGTATAATGTGGAGGACTATGATCCGACGCCAGAAAAACAAGAGGCAATGTTGCAATTTCCAATGGGAGAAGCACTAGGCGTTCTTAATTTTTTTTTTCATTTAGAAAAAACACTTATACAAGATTCTCGCAACTATTTGAAAAAACAGACATTGTCCAGAATAAAGGAACGAAGCAAGAGCGGAGGGTAACAACAGAAGACAGATACACTGACAAATGGGGTTGGTATGCTTTGATTTACGAAATGGCTGGAGGAGATATAACTAAAATAGATGCAGTCACTAAAATAGGTATCTATCAAGCACTAACGTTTCTTGCATATAAGCAAGACAAATTTATACTACAAAAAGAAAGACATGGCAACATCGTTAAATCAAACTTATAGAAATATTACAATACGTCAAATGATGACGACATTGCACGAAATACAATTTAATCATAAAAACATACATAGTTTTTACACACGAAGTTTAGAAGAAGTCGACATTGTTAAAATGGACTTAAATCTGTTTCCGTTAATGCACGCAACACCAGTCGGTGCAATTGTAGATGAGCAAACGATAACTTATTCAATAGATGTTTTAATAGCAGATCAAGTCAATGAGGACATTGAGGTTGCTGAATTATCACAAACTAGACGTCCATTAATTGACGCTTATTCTCAAACACTACTTACGTTAAAAGATGTTATAGCAAACTTTAGACAAAACATACAGACTGGAAGTTATGTCGATGCTAGAATTGATATTGAAATGCCTTTAAGTTGCACACCATTTACAGCTCGTTTTGCTAATAGTCTTACTGGCTGGGGTACGACGTTTAATATTACTTGTCAAAATACTAACAATCTTTGTGATGTTCCACAAACTATGAACGACGGACAATAATGGCTTTTAGTAATTCCATACAAGTATTGCAAGGCTTTGCTAGAAAACAAGTATCAGACGCACAAAAGATTCTTGGAGGCTCAACAAACCTTGCATCTAAAATCAAAGGCTCTGTCATAGGTAGCTTTGACAAGACGCCTATTGTTAGGTTTACTATGCCAGACTATGCTGGTTTTGTTGATACTGGTGTAAAAGGTGTTGGCTACTATTACGCAACAGACGAAAGTGGCAACAGCCAAAAAATTAAAGTTAGAACAAAAAAAACCTTGAATAGTCCTTTTGCTAATGCTATATTTGGTTTTAGAAATCAGCCAGCTTTTAGTGGCAATTATACAATGATACCGCCTAAAGCAATTGACAAATGGGTAGTAAAAAAAGGAATAGAAGGAACTAGAGATGACGCTGGACGTTTTGTATCTCGTAATAGCTTAAAGTTTGCTATTGCTAAAAAGATATATCAAAGAGGACTTGGACAAGGTGGAAGCTATCAATCAGCGGTTGGTAAAGGATTCTTTAGTAAACCACTAGCAGAAAACTTAGCTAAGATGAACATGGACTTAGGGCGAGCTTATGCACATGACTTAGCAAATGATTTAAAAGACAATTTAGTATAATATAAAAAAGAAAAACAATGGCACTAGGATCAATCTCAATAGAACAACAGCCAGTCCAAACATCAGACAAAGTTCCAGTTATAACAAATTGGACACCTATTGTTCCATACACTATAAAGCAAACAGAAATCACTGGTTTATTTTATTTTAAGTTTGTTTTAGAAATAAGGCTAGACGACGCTACTGGAACGTTGCTAGGTAGACTAAAACAAAGACAGAATGGCTATACTACTGGCACAACAGACGTTTACACTACGTTTGATATAAGAAACATAGTCAACACACAAATAGAAAAGACTTACGCAGATCAGAACGCTACGGCATATCCAATTCACACATTAGGAGCAAACACTGGAGCGACTACTAAAATTTATAGTAAAAACTCTAATCAAGTTAAAAAAGTGTTTGTTAAAGCATATCAGTCTTATGCGTCATCAGCAACAATTGTTCCGTCTTTTGACGATTCGCCTAACGCTACTGATACTTTGTATTATATAGCGGCTTCTTTGCCTTTGCAAACAGCAAGAACAACTGGAGCTTATTTTCAAGGAACAGCGTTCCAAACGTATCAAATGCAAAACGTTAACTCTAAATTTCTAAGTGATTTACAGCCTACATTTTGCGAAGAAACAAACAGCACTATAATTAGAACGCATATACAAGACGGAGACTATCACACACTAGCTTTCTTAAACGGCGTTGATTTGTTTAATGGTGCAGTCCAAAAAATTACAGTTAAATACTATAATGCAGACGGCACAGCAAATGGCTCTCCGTCTTCATTTACTAACAGCTCAACAGCTGGTGGTGCTGTTTCTGATTCTGGAGCAACTATAAGTTTAGCAGAACACTTGTTATATTTTGGTTGCGGTGTTGCTAATTTAGAAGGTTACGACGACGGAGGCTCAAACGCACATCGTCCGTCTAATCACTCTGGCTGGGCATATTACACAATACAAGCCACTAACACAAATGGAGCTGTTTTTCGTTCAGCTCTTTACTATTTTATAAAACAAACAGCAAGTTGCAAAGGCTTTAAATCTAGGAGATTAGCATGGACAAATAGCAAAGGCGGATATGACTATTTCACTTTCAACATGAAATCAACACAAACGTTAGACGTCACAAGAAACACTTATGGAAAATTAATAGGAGACTTTAACAGCACAGAGTATTCATATCAAAATTATGAAAGCTCTAAAAAAGTTAGAGAAGTACAAGCAACACTTAGCGAAACTCTTAACACTGATTACATTACAGAAGAAGACGCACAGCTTTTAGAAAATCTTATAATGTCAACAGACGTCTTTATGGTACAAAATGCAGACACAGACTTTACTGTTCCAGTTATGGTTACAGATAATAAGATAGTTAGAAAAACTGGAGCTAACAATAAAGTTAAAATTCAATACACTATTAAAATAGAATATAGTAATCCTATAAACACCAATTCATAATGGCAAAGCTAAGATTAGTAGCATATAGAAAAGAATCAGTTGGCGTGTCGGCTGTTAAGCCATACGAATTAGATTTACAAAAAGAGCCTAATATTTCTGTTAATTATCAGTTTGACGATATTAAAAATCCAGAAACAAAAAAAGCAAGTTTTACACAAACGTTTAAGTTGCCGTTTACTGATCGCAACAATGAGTTCTTTCAAAATTGGTACGAAGTAAATCTACAAAAACTTGTCTATAATACTAGAACAAAATTCGACGCAATATTATATTATGGCACAACATCGCAATTTGAAGGACTATTGCAGTTAAAGTCAGTACATGAAAAGGCTGGAACTTATGAAGTGTCAATTGCTTCTACTGTTATTAATTTATTTAATGTCATTGGAGAAAATAAACTTAAAGACGTTTTTAAGAATGATGACGGAACTTACTCGGACGAATTTAATCATTTGTTTACATATACAGACGCAACAAACAACACGCTTTATAATTCATGGACTGGCACATTAACAAACAAGAGTGGAACATCATTGCAAGATACTGACGCTGGCGTTTCTAAAGTTCTTTATCCTTTGTCTTTTACTATGGACGGAGGGTATTTTAAAGACACAGTCAACGCTTATATGAATATGAGTGATCCAGCAAACGCAAATAATCCAGCACAAAAAGCAACACCTATGCAACAATTTCGTCCAGCGTTGCAACTTAAAGCTCTATTTAACTTAATATTTGCTAAATCTGGTTTTAGTTATACGTCAGCGTTTATTGACGGAACTGGCATATATGCTAGTGAAAAGTATTTTAGTAAGCTATTTATGACAACTGGAAGTGACTTAGAAACAGCACACCCAGCTGTGGAAAACGACGAGTTAAATCCAGATGGCTTTCTGTTTGGTGGCTCTGACGCACAATGGGGAACTATACCAGTTGCAGCAACATCAACAGATTGTGCTGGCTTTGATTATCCTTTCACGCCTTTTGTTGCAGACAATTTTGGAACTGGAAATTATCTAAATCCAGACGGAACTTACGACGCTACATATAACACAATCACAAGAGTAGCTTTAAACATGGACTATGTTCAAGTTCAATTCTATCCGCAGTTTTCAAATTGTGCGGCTTGTGGAAACTCAACACCTTTTATAACAGCTCAGTTAGTACGTTGGGACGAAACAACTAACGCACCAGATCAAGACACAGTTTATTGGACGACTGGACAATCTGTTAATACATCGTCAAGCGATCAGATTACTTTAACTTTTGACTTATCTCAAATGCCAGTTGGTACAAAAGCTATTATTTTAATATCTCCTTTTAACGTTAGAAAAAACAATCCGTCTCCAGCTTTGTCAGCGTCACTTACTTTAGGTTATTGGCTAGTACAATTGCCCAGTGATTTTAGCACTACCAATTGGTACTCGTCTATCCAAGCTAATTTCACAGACAATTTGTTAGATATATATGGCTCTAACGTAGACGTGCCAGCTTGTATTCCAGACACTATTACACAGAAAGCCTTTTTAAAAGATATAATTCAACGCTTCAACTTGATAGTTACTACAAATCCAGATGATCCCTCAAACCTAATTATAGAGCCTTACAATGACTATATAGGTTCTGGAAGCACTAAGTTTTGGACAGACAAATTAGACACAGAAAAAGAAATCATAATATCAGATACAACTTCTCTACAAAAAAGAACTATAAATCTGACAGACTTAGACGATGAGGATTTAATGAACAAAGCTATAAGAGAAGACGCACCAGAAATAAGTGTTTTAGGAAAGTTGCAACTTGACGAAGTTATTAACGAATTTGCTAGTGGAGAGCTTAAAAACGACGCTTTGTTTTCTCCTTTTATAAATCAAAAAGTAGGCGAAACGCCAACGTCAATGGACGTCACAGATTTAAAAAACATGGCTGTTCATTATGAAATTGGTTACGATACGGACAACGACAACGTTACACTTCCAAAATTGTCTAATACAAAGCCAAAGTTATTCTATTATTGTGGCACGCCAACGTCAGTAACTTTAGACGTGGACACTTCTTCGCCGTCTACGGCATCTTATTATTTACACCAATTTGCTTTAGTTACTGGAATACCAATAGCCAAAGAGTTTACAAAATATCCAGTTTGCACAGCATGGGATATTGTACCAAATGGAACATCACACCAATATACTTTAACGTCTAGCAATAAAAGTTTGTACTGGGGTTTTGCACCTCCAGCCGTTCCAGATTTAACTATATTTAATTATCAGCCAAGCGGTTTGGATTGGACTTCTAAGACATTGTACTTTGAATACTGGAAACAATACTTGGACAATTTGTATAACGAAGACGCTAGAGTATTAGAATGTTATTTAAATTTAGATGCAACAGACATTTTTAATTTTTCATTTAGTGACGAGATATTTATAAGAAATGCTTATTGGCGAATTATCAAAATACAAAACTATCAAATAGGCTCTCAAGCGTCAACTAAAGTAACATTGCTTAAAGTTTTAGATACTATCACTTACACTGGAGACTATGTATTATCTGACGTACTGGGATCAAGTCTAGCTTTTGGTGTGTATTGGGTATTTTGTCCAACAGACGGAACAGCTTGTGGAAACGGAACATTATTTGTGGACGAAGCTAGTTGCTATGCTTATGGTGGAACGCCAGCAACTTTTTTTGACGCTTACGCTCCATTGTATCCATGTGTAGCAAATACTGGTAGTCTTCCTATTTCTGTTCAGAGTTTTAGAAATGCAGTTTCTTTTTATTCACAATCTGGTTATAAAAGTCTAACAACTAACAAGTTTGCTGGGAACAATAAAGTCTTTGTTATGGGAACTAATAATGGCAAATATTCTCAGCCTATAATGCCACAAATAGGAAACGACATAATAATAAAACACTCGTCTAATAATGCTAGCAAACCACAAATAAATGGCGAAATACATAGAATAGCTTTGTCTGGTTACACAGAAGGAACTACAAAGGGTTATGCTTACGTTCAAGGCGATAGCAGTTTAGAGCGTTTAAAAATACCAACAAACAGCAATATGATGATTAGAGTCAATGCTATTGTTTCTGTTGTAGGTAGTACAAATTCTAGCTATCCAGTTGGAACAACGGAGAGTGTGTCTTATTACACTGGCTTCAAAAACATTCATGGAGCAATAACACAAATTGGAACTATTAGAGGTGTGCAAGAGTTTTCGATTACAGAGGGTGGCGTTGCTAGTTCTTGCACATTAGAAATTTCAGAAAACAACACAGAGTTAGAGTTTGCTTTGGTTGATTCACAAAATAATACTTTTAGAGCTTGGAGCTTGTCAGTAGAGTTAAATGTTCAAGAATTGCCAAACATAGCTAATGGAGGTTATAATGTAAGTTATGCGTTGTGGCAAAACGCTGGCTATTTATATTTTCAAAACGATGATAATTTAATATGGAACTAAAAAATCACATAAAATTGTGTTCAATAACTATGTTGGCACAGCTAAAAATAATAAACACAATAGAGCTAAAGAATAAAGAGTACGACTTTTTATATGGCTTAAATTACAAACATACAAGTTTTAAAAGAATGTTTAAAGAACTAAAACGAATAATATGGCGGAAGAAATAAATGTAAATATTAATGTTAAAGGAGCGTCAGATGGTGGAAAGAAAATGGACAAGCTCGGCTCTGATATAAAGAAAAGCAAACAAGAAGCAGACAGCCTTTCATCTAGCTTAACAGACGCATGGGGAGAAGTTAACATCTTAGGCACTAATTTAGGTAGTGTTCAAAAAGCCTTTGTAGCTACGACTGGAACAGCTAAAAAGATGTTTGCTAGTATTAAACTTGGTTTAATATCAACTGGAATTGGAGCGTTTGTTGTAGCCATAGGCTCGTTGTTGACATATTTTGCACAGACAAAAGACGGAGCAGAAATACTAGAAAAAGTTTTGACATCGTTAGGAGCTGGAATAAAAGTAGTTACAGACAGAATAGCTGGTTTTGGTAGAGGTGTAATGAAAGTATTTAAAGGAGACTTTAAGGGAGCGGCTAAAGACATGACTGATTCTTTAAAAGGAATTGGCAAAGAAATAAAAGAAGAAGTAAAGCTAGCTAATGATCTGGCTGACGCAACAATAAGAATAAGAGATAGCCAAAGAGAGCTGAATGTAGAAACAGCACAAAGACGAGCAGAAGTTGAAGCGTTGAAGTTGATTGCAGAGGACTTGTCAAAAGACGAAGAAACAAGGCTAAATGCCGCTAGAGAGGCGTTTCAAATAGAGCAAGACTTATTAGACAAACGAGTAGAAAACGCAGAGGAGGAGCTAAGAATACAGCAAGAGAAAATGGCTATGGGAGAAAACACAGCCGCAGACTTAGACAGAGAAGCGGAACTATTAATAGCTGTTGCAAACCTTAGACAAGAATCTGGCACTAAACAAATAGAGCTTAACAATAAAATTAACTCTATCGTTAGAGAAATAGCGGCAACTGAAAAGGCTAATCATGACGAAAGAATGAGGCAAGCCGCAGAAGAACAAAAAATAGCACAAGATAAAATAAAGTCATCACAAGATGTTCTTGATTCAGTTAGACGCTCTTTGTTAACTGAAAACGAATTGAGAGATGAAGACGCAATGAGAAAAAGAACTAACGCAGAAACCGCCGCTAAAACTTTATTAGATCAAACAATAGCTAATAATAATGCGTTATTAGGAGAGCAAGAAAATATGACATCACAGCTAATAGAAAAAAATCAAGAAGCTGAAACACTATACGCTCAACAAATGCGTCAGATAATGGAATTGTTTGAAAAAGAAACACAAACGTTTACAGTTACAGTAGATGCTACTAGAGATAAATTGTTAGCAGATTTACAAGCTATGGGTTACACTTTAGATGAGGTTGGCGAATATACTAACGAACAAATGGCTGAACTTTTAGTAGAAAACGCAGAGTTTCAACAACAATTGCAAGATGGTTTTTTTCAATCAGTAAATGCTATTCAAGGAATGTTAGATTCTATTTCACAAATTCAACAAACTAACGCACAAGAAAGTATCTCCGCTTTAGATGCTGAATTAGAGGCTGGAAATATAAGTCAAGAGGAATACGAAGAACGCAGACTAGAGATTGAAGAAGAAGCCAACAGACAAAGAAAAAGAGCCGCTATGGCACAGATATTAATAGACACAGCTATTGCTGTTGCTGGAGCAATAAAACAAGCACAAGCCGTTCCGTTTCCAGCTAATTTAGGAGCAATATTAACTGGTGTTGGAGCTGTTATAGCTGGTGTCGCAAGTGCAAGAGCAACACTAGCAGAAGCCAACGTTGGTGGTGGTGGAGGCGGTGGAGGCGGTGGAGGCGAAGACGAAGTTGTTTCAGAAACTTTTTCAGAAGACAATGTCCAATCAATGATTCCGTCGCAATTGACAGAAAATTTAGTTGGTGCTGGAGCAGACACAGCGTTGCAAGCCTATGTTATTGAGAACGATATTTCTAACGCTCAAGCCTTGCAAGAGGAGCTAGAAAATCAAGCCACTTTATAAACAAAATTAAGCTAAATATATTTATAAAAAATTAGTAAAATGAAGAAGCCAAAATTAGTTGAATTATTAATAGACGAAACAGAAGACATTTTTGGAATACAAGCTATTAGCCTTGTAGCAAATCCAGCAATAGAACGTGGCTGGGTGGCACTTAACAAAGACAACTTTTTATCATTAGCAAAAATAGATGAAGAAAAAAGAATGTTGGTAGGTGTGGCACTTGTTCCAGAAAAAGAGATTCCAAGATATTCAGAAGAAGACGGAGAGTACCTAGTTTTCTTTTCTAAAGAAACAATAGAGAAAGCACAAGAATTATTTATGAATAGTCTTAAAAATAACAAAGCAACACTAGAACACAAAGAAGACGTTAGTGGTGTTAGTGTTATTGAAACATGGATAAAAGAAGACGACACAGACAAAAGCAATTTATATGGATTTCAAGACGTACCAATTGGAAGTTGGTTTGTTAAGATGAAAATATACAACGATGAAGTGTGGGAACAAGTGAAGCAAAATAAGCTCAGAGGCTTCTCGATAGAAGGCTACTTCGTTGACAAAGCTGTTGAAATGCAAAAGCAAGACATCTTAGACTTAGCTGAGGAGTGCGTAGAATGTGAACAAAAAGAAGTCTTAGACGAAATTAAAGACGTGCTTTTAAATGCTGAATTAAAGCCAGACAAGACTTTAGAC